TGGACTCAAGTATCTGACACAACTCTTACTGCTGATCAAAAAACAGCATGGAGAACATTTAGAACAGAACTAAGAAATATAACAGATGGTCTTACAACTGTAGATGATGTTAATGGTGTGGACTATCCAGATAAACCAGAATAATATTGCAACGCAAAAATAATTGACTATATAGTTAGCAAACGCTAACAAGGAGAAAATCATGTTTAATTTTAATCCATTTAAAATGCCAACATACTCTGAGTGGAAAGAGCAAGTTACTAAATTCTATGGTGATGTTGCGAAGTTCTACAAAGATTGGTATTCGGACATCAAAGAAACTGTAAATAAAGATGGCTAATACCTATAAAAACGCATTTTTTGATTTAACAACTACAAACAAAACAACAATATATACTTGTCCAGCAAATACGACTTCTTTAATTAGAACAATACAAGCTACAAACCATGCTGGTTCTAATCCAGAATTAGAAGTATTTGTTTATGATGATTCTGCGACTACAGAATATGAAATCTCACATAGTATTATTACATCTAAAACTTATCAAAATATGATTACTCATACATTAGTTTTAGAAGCTGGTGATATATTAAAAGCAACAGCAAATACTGCTAATGCTATAAAAGGTTTTATATCTACGTTAGAAATAGATTTTTAATATGGACATCATTTATATCCCTCCAAAGGATATTGATAGAACTTGGGTACTTGCCAAGCCATATATAGATGATGCTCTAATCTATTCAAATAGTCATCATCATTCAGAACATTTTAAAGATTTAATTAAAAAAGGAAAACTTCAACTGTGGTTTCTTTGGGATGAAAGCAAATCAACTGTTCAAGAGAAAATGAATGGTGTGGTCGTTTCAGAGATTATACAGAGAAGTCTTAAAAAAGTATTCCATTTGCCTATTGTTACTGGAAAAAATAGACAGCAATGGCAACATTTAATTGAAAAACTTGAAGATTTTGCTAAGAAACAAGAATGTGATTTAATGGAATTAATTGCAAGACCTGGTTGGCAAAAGATTCTTGATAAATACAACTATAAGAAGACTCATGTCATCTTAGAAAAAGAACTAAAGGAGAAAGACTAAATGTCATTTTTATCAAGTGCAGGAGATACAACTCAACAAACAGTATCAGGTGCTTATGCACCAGCAGTACCAGCCTTAGGACAAATTTTAACTGAAGCAACAAATATTTACAATCAAGGAGTTCCAACTTCTGGTTACGTTGCTCCAACACAACAAACTTTAACTGGCATTGCACAGGCTGAAGAAATGGCTAATCTTGCTCAACAACAACAAGCAGCTACATTATCTGGTGCTTATCTAAATCCATTTCTTTCACCAATGTTACAACAATTTGGTGAAGAAGCTTATTCAACAGTTGCTCAACAATTTAGTGGTGCAGGAAGAACTCCAGGCTCTCCAGTATCACAACAACAAGTAGCAGACATTGTTGCAGGAAAAGCTTTACCTTACGCTTTTCAAACATATGGACAAGAAAGAGCTTTTCAAGAATCAGCAGCTAGAAGAACACCTACGTTAACTCAAGTAGGTTCACAGTTAGAACAATTACAAAGAGCTGAGCAGTTAGCACCATTCCAAACGTTACAACAATACTCTGGATTGGTATCACCAATTGCATTTGGTTTTCCAACTAAAACAACAACTACAGATGTAAACCCTGATTATTTAACAGCAGGACTTGGTATTGGTCAAATGTTGTTAGGTGAAAGAGGATTATTGGATTACATATTATAATGGGTAAATTACAAAAAATATATTTTGATTTAGAAACTAAATTTAAAAACAAACCATTAAAGTATTACATAATACTTTTAATTATAGCGATAATAATATGAGTAGTGCAGTAAGTTCAGTAGTAGATACTGTATCAGACGTTGTAGGAGGTGCAGCAGACTTTGTTGGCGATGTCGGCGAAACTATTGTTGATGAGGTTGAGAATTTAGATTTTCAAGATGCTGCTGAAGCATTTATTCAAACAGGCGGTAATCCTTATGCAGCAGCTTGGGCTGCTACATCTGGTGATGAAAAGATAGGATTTGATTACGGATTTGATTCTGGTGGTACTAGTGGTGGATATTATGATACAACATATTCTGAACCAACATTTGCTTATGATGAAACTGCTGAACAACCATTTACAATAGGTTTTGAAACACCAACTTTAGCACCTGGTGAGTGGGAAATGCAAACTGAACAATCTAGTATTCCAAAAGGATTAATAGATGTTTTTGGAAATATTGCTACAGAGTATCTTGCAGGACAAAGAGAAGCTGTTGCACAAGACCCTACTTCTTCAGCTCTTGCTCAAGCATCATCTCAAGCAGTAACACAAAGTTTATCAAATATTTTAGCAGACGTTGCTGCTGGTAAGTATGCAAGAACACCATCTTTAAGTTTTTTTGAACAAGCAGCTATGGACACAACACAAGAACCAATGGGTATTTTAAGTCGTTATGATACGGCTAAAGCAAATCTAAGTAATGTTATAAGACCTCCAGGATTAATTGGTATGGAAGGAAGACTTGGAATCTATGAAGATTACTTTCAAAAAAGAGGATTAATATAATGGCAATATATGATGATTATGTAAAAAAATATATTTATGGTATGCCTGGTCAAGGCACAGGTCAACCAACTAGAGGAATTATTGGTAAAGGCGGTGAGTATGGTGGTGGAGTATTACAGGGTCTTTTAGGTTCACCGGCTATTACTCAAGGTATTGGTTTATTATCTATGGGTATGAGAGGAATTGATCCTGCTACTGCATTACAAAAAACAAATCAAGTAAGGATGCAACAGCAAGTCATTAAAGATAAACAAAGACAAAGAGAATTTATTGATAAGTATGCTAGTGAAGTTCCTGAAGCTGATAGAGAACTTTTCAAAGCATATCCTGAACTTTATATTAAAAGCAGAGGTCTAGGTGCTAAACCAAATCTAGTTAATATGGCAGACCCACAAACAGGAAAAATATCTACATATAATTTAAATAATCCAACTGACTTAAATAAATTCAGAACTGCAAAAGCGTCTGGTGCTTATGAAGTTGGAAAACCTACTATTCAAGCAACTTCTATGGAAGGAATAGGTTTAGCTAAGTCTGGTGTAACAACAGCTCAAAAAGCTATATTGGGAGCTCAAGGGTTACAAAAAACTTTAAACATTATGGAAAAGCAATTTGAACCTGAGTTTTTAACTATTCCAGGTAAAACAAAAGCGGCAGTTGCTGAAGGTTTATCAAAAATTGGTATCACATCTGATAAAGATATTACAAATTTTTTAATTAGAAAAGCTGAGTGGGAACAAGCCAATCAACAATATTTTAACCAATACAGAAAAGAAATTACTGGTGTTGCCGCAGGTGAAAAAGAGATTGCTTTCTTACAACAATCTATTCCAAACGTAACTGATGCTCCTGCTGTTTACAGAGCTAAAGTAAAACTACAAAGACAACTTAATCAAGATATTATTGAAAGAAACCAAAAAGCTTTACAAATTGGTTTAAAAGAAACTAGAGATGCTCAAGGAAGACCAACTGGTAAATACAAAGAATATTTAGAAAAAAATCAAATTAAACCTACGCAAAAACAAGTTGATGATTTTTTAAAAGAATTAGTTAGTGTTGGTTATAATGAAGATACTATTTTATTAAAATTAGAAAGCACTTTTGGAAAAGGCAATTACGAAAAATTAATAGAAAAATATAAATAATATGGCTAATTATAATTTTCAAAAAGCATTAAATATAGAAGAAGAACAAAAAGACACTAAATATAAATTTGGTAGTGTAAAAGAAAAAGAGCAACCTACAGAAGAAAAAAGTGGTTTAGAAACTGTAGGTGATGTTGCGGTAAGTGCTATTCAAGGAGTAGGTAAAGGTATTACTTATTTAATGGACTTACCTCAAGCTATATCAGATGCTGGAGATTTTGCATACGATCAAACTCTTGGAAGATTTAATCTTAGAGAAATGAGATTAAGAACGGATGAAGAAAGACAAAAAGCTAAACAATTAAGACAACAAACCACAATGAGGATAGAGCCAGGCAAGGCTATAAGAGAAAATGTATTAAGGTATCAACCTCAAACTACTGCTGGTAGATATGCTGAAACGATGGCTGAATATGCTGCACCAGGAGGATTATTAGGTAAAGGTGCTAAAGCAAAAGCATTACTAACTGGTACAGGTTTAATTGGTGGTGGTGTTGAAGAAGGCACAAGAGATTTAACTGGTAATGATTTATTATCTGTTGGAGCAGGAGTTGGGACTAATATTGCTTTAGATATATTTGCACTGTCAAGAGGTAATCCAGGAGCTATTGCTAAAAACTTATTACCTAATGAAAACCTCCAACAAAAAGCAGCAAGAATACAAAAATATGCAAAAGAAAGAGGAATTAACTTAACCACTGGTGAAGCAACAGATGTTCCTAAAATATTTGCAACAGAAGCATCTTTATCTACTACAGAAAAAGGTGCTAAAATATTTGATGACTTTTATCAAACAAGACCAGAACAAGTTAAGATATTTGCTAAAAACATGGCTAATGAACTTGGTTTTACAACTAAAGGTCTTGATAGAACTACCATGTTGCAAAAACAAAAAAAGGTTGCAGCCTTACTTAAAGATCAAAGAACAAAGTTATGGGAAAGATCAGGTGGTTTAAAATTTAAAGAAACATATTTTGATCAAGCAAAAGTAGATAATATTGTTGCGGAGATTGAAAGACTTAAAACTAAAAATCCATCACTCTCAAATGACTTAGAAAAATTTGCTAATGATATTAGAAATAGTGGTGCGAATGGTGGAGAGTTACACTCTATCTACAGAGAAATTAGAGATATAAATATAAACATTTCTAAAAATCCTAACAAAACAGTTCAATTAGAAAATCAACAAAGAGTATTAAGCGGTGTAGAAAGACAAATAGATGATTTATTATCTACCAACGCTGACTACGCAAAAGCACAAGACAAATATAAAAAATTTACCAAAGCGTATATAGAACCTTACAATAAAGCAAAAGTATTTAAAGATATTAAAGTTGCAGGTTGGGAAAATGATGCAGACAAAGTTGGTAAAATATACAGAATGTTAAATAATTATACAACAACTCCAAGAGATATTGAAAAACTTGCAAACGCTTATAAAGCAACTGGTAATCCTAAAGCTTGGCAAGATTTAGTATCTTCTTACTTTGAAGATGGTTTTATGAAAGCTATTGCCGATAGTTCTGCTAATCCGAACTTTGGAAAAGCTATATCTGATTATTTTTTTAAATCACCAAGACATAGAGAAAATTTTACTGAAATGGTTTTTCAATTAGCTAAGCAAAGAGGTGCTAAAGTTGCAAGATCAGATATTAAAAACTCAGTAGATAGTATGTTTCAAGTATTTAAAGCTGCAAGTAAAAAACCTGGAGTTGGTTCACCTACTGCACAAAGAGGAGAGTTTTTTACTGAATTAGAAAAGAACAAAATATCTCAAGCACTTGGAACTAAAGGTCAGTTTCCGCTAACAGCTATTATAACAGATTTCTTTGACAAAAAAACTTTATCTAAAAATTCTGAGTTATTATCAAAAGCTCTTACATCTGATAAAGGTATAGATGCTTTAATTGATTTATCTGAAAATTTTAAAGACCCTGCAAAAATTGGTGCTTATTTAAGAGCATTATCAACTTTACTTAAAGAAGAATAATGAACGAAATAGATCAATCAAAAAAAAACGAAATAGAAATAGTGAAGATACAAGGTGAATTAAAATTAATACACAGTAAAATTGATACAATTCAAAATAACCACTTAGCACACATAGACGCAAAAATTAATTTAATTTATAAAGTTATATGGGTGATTCTAGGAATAAGTCTAACAGGCGTAGCCAATCTGATTGTAACACTCTTAGCAAAGTAGATTTAGGAACAATATCAGAACTTCAAGCAATTAATTTATTAATTCAATCTGGATTTTATGTTGCTAGATCATGTCATACTCAATCTCCATTTGATCTTATTGCTGTAGATGAATGTGGCAGAACTTTGTTAATTGATATTAAAACAAAGTCTTATAGAAAAAAAAATAACTGCAAGATATTTAGAAGTCCTAATAAACTTCAAAAACAAATGGGTGTGCAAATAATGATTATTGACCAAAAAAGAACAGAAGATAGAAAAGAACAAAAAGAGTTCTTTGATAAACTTAAAAATATGCTAGATAATTTTCCTAGCAAAGATACGTTTAAACAAAAGGAAACACACAATGGATCACAAAGACTTCAAAAGAACAATAGCACAAAAACTTAAAGAACAATTAAGTTTTGGCACTTGGTTAAAGACTGCAAAAGAAAGAGTTTCAAGACCAAGAATTACAAGAAATATTCTAATGAAAGACACACACAATGAAACAGATTCTAAAACTTAGTATATTATTATTGTTTTTTTGTACGTCTGTTTTTTCAGACACAACTCAAAACAATACATCAGGAAGTAACACTAATATATCCGGTGGATATACTTCTAGTGCAACTAATACATATCAGAGTGGTTCATCTAACAATACAACAACCACAAACAATTCTACATCTAATATAAGATCAGCACCGCCTAGTGCTTATGCACCAAACTTATCACCTTCAGGAAACGATGTATGTTCTGTTTCTGCAAGTGCTGGAGTTCAAACTTTTGGTTTAGGTGTTTCAGGTGGTAAATCTTTTAGAGATAAAAATTGTGAAAGAATTAAATTAGCAAGAGAACTCAAAGCAAATGGTATGGCAGTTGCTGCTGTATCTCTCCTTTGCCAAGACGCAAGAGTATTTGCTGCAATGATTTCAGCAGGAACTCCATGTCCAATTGACGGAAAGATTGGTAAAGAAGCGACAAAACAATGGAAGAAATATGGCAAACTAAGACCAGATTATGATCAGTATGTAAAACATTTAAAAATCATTGAAGATGCTGAAAAACAAAAGGAGTTAAAGTTTGTTAAAGAATTTAATAAAGCTACTAATAAGTCTAAGCCTAGCAAGTAGTGTCTATGCTGAAACAACTAATAATCTTGTATCGCAAGATTTTTCTACAGGATGGACTAACACTGGTAATACTTATCATGGTAATCTTACAATTGCTGGTGTTCATAATGGCACTGTGGAATCTGATACAGTCAGTTTAAATTCTGTAGATATAAATAAAGAATCATTAAATGAAGGATTTACTGTAACAGGTGGCGCAGACGTTTGGTTTTGGAATAGTTATTCTCAATCTGTAACTCAGACAATTAAAGCTGTAGATGACAATGGAAATACCATTACACAAACTAGAGTTATCAATGGTATTCAAAATGGTTATCAAACTTATACAGATCAACTTATTGTAAATTCAAACACTCAACAAGATTATGATGTTAATTTAAAATATAGTTTTAGTGTACCAGGAACATCAGGTCATTATGGTGCAGATTTAAAAAATCCAAGTTTAACTGTAAGTTATACTTATGTACCTCCACTAGATCAAACAACTCAAAATGAATTGTTTGCAATGAACGAATCAATTAATGAAGATTTAAGTATATTAAATTTTTATAATACGGAAATTTTAACAGAAGAATTTAAATTTGAAGAAGAAAAAATAGAAGAGTTTATTTACACACCGATGGAGATGTTTGAGGAAGAGCCGAAGCTAGAAACTCCAACGACTGTTTTTCAAGAAATGGCTCTATACACTGAAACGATGAAGGAAGAACCCACTGAGGAAATGAAAGAAATTTTTTCTGAAATTGTGGAGGAGAGTCCTGAGGAAAAGGCATCGGAGGAATCATCATCATTACAGGCTGAACAACTATCTTCTGAGGAACAAGATAAAGGGACACAAACCCAGACACAAAAACCACAAACAAAACAAGTTGCAAACGACAACAAAAACACTTCTTCAGGTGGTGTAAAATTAATTTCATTAAACAAAGTTATGGACAAGATTGATGCAAAAGTCAAAGAAATAGACAAAAATTTACAATTGAAAAACATTGTAAAAATTAACGCAATGACATCAAGTAATATATTAAAAGACTATAATGTACCTTTCTACAAACAAAGAAAGATATATACTGATCAACCTAATATTGTTGATAATAGAGTTATTTATGCAAATAATTTAAGCACTTATATACAAAATGATCCTATTGCAAAAAGAGAAGATTATTTATATCGTATTAATCTTGAAAAACAAAAGTTATTAAATGAACTTGAGGTATTAAAAAATGGTTAACAAAATAAAAGATAACATGAATCAAATCGTTGTATGGATTGGTTTAATTACAGCTATTGGCGGTGGATTTACTGTGTATGGTGAAATGAATGAAAAACTTAATGCACTTGCTGGTCTTGACTTAAATCCTTTATTAAAAGAAATCGCTGATCAAAATATTAAAATAGAAAAACAAAATAAACAAATTGCAATACTAGAAAAGAGTATGCAAGTATTAGAACTTCAAATCAAAGAGTTTAAAGCAAGGAACGAAAATCCATTATTAAAATGAATTGTATAAACATGACGGCTTATGGTTGTGTACTTATGGGAGATTGTAAATGTGGAATAAAATTAGATACATCATCTTACGATGGTTACTTACAGTCGTCAGTAGATGGGAAAACAAACTTTGGCGTAAGCTATACGTTAAAAGGATTGATAAAAGAAAATAATGAGTCTTGAAGGATTAAAGATTAGAATTAAAATTCATGAAGGCTTTAGAGATACTGTCTATGAAGATAGTTTAGGTAAAGCTACTATTGGTTATGGTCATTTAGTCACTTATAAAGATAAATTTGAACCTGAAAAAAAATATCCAAAAGAAATGTTAGATCAATTGTTTGAAGATGATTTTCAAAATGCAGTAGATCAAACAGATTTTTTTATTAAATCAAATGAATTAGAAATATGTGATGTTGCTAGACAAGTGCTTATTGAAATGTGTTTTCAATTAGGTATTGGTACTTTAAACAAATTTAAAAATATGACTAAAGCATTACAAGAACAAGATTACAAAACTGCTGGTGACGAAATGATTAACAGTAGATGGTATAAACAAACAAAAGAAAGATGTCAGAAACTTGCTGATATTATGAGAAAGTGTGAATCATGATTTGGAGTATGCTACCAACATTATTTAAAACAGGTTCTGAGATATATAGAAACAGACAAAGAGCTAAGATTGCTTTATCTCAAGCAGAACTTCTTAATGCTGAAAAAGCTGCAAGAGGTGAGATTGAGATTGAAAAGATAAAGATACAAGAAAGACAAAATGATTTTAAAGATGAGATTGTTCTTTGTCTTATATCAATTCCCTTGCTAGTCGCAGCTTGGGGTGTATTTAGTGATGACCAACAAATCATTACAAAATTAGAAGCTTTCTTTGAACAAATTAATAATTTTCCTTATTGGTTACAGGGATTAATAATTGGAGGATATAGTACTGTGCTTGGTATAAAGGGTGTCAATACATTTAAAAAGAAATGATCAAATATAGAGGTGAAACATTCTCAGGTTATAACAAACCCAAAAGAACACCAGGTAAATCTAAAAAGTCTGCGGTGTTAGCTAAGCAAGGAGATCAAGTTAAATTGATTCGCTTTGGTGATCCTAACATGAAAATTAAAAAACATATTAAAGCAAGACGCAAATCATTTAGAGCCAGACATAAATGTGAAGGTGCAACAAATAAATTATCTGCTAGATACTGGTCTTGTAAAGCCTGGTAATGCCAAGAAAAAGAGTCAAAAAAGAAAGAGTTTATACAGTTGGTGTCTGTAAATATTGTAATGAAATTATGGACACAAATGATAGTTTTGTGGTATTTGCTGATAAGACAAAAGCACATCACCAATGTTATAGAGTGGATGCTGAAATAGAACAAAAAAGGAAAGGAATAATCTAATGCCAATGGTCGGAAAAAAGAAGTTCGCATATACTAAGAAAGGCAAAGCTGCCGCTAAAAAATATGCAAAGAAAACTGGAAAGAAAATGAAGAAAGCTAAATATGCATAACATTATTACATCAATTAAACATTTCATTTGTAAAATCTTTTGTATTAAACAATGTCAATGTTTATGGAAAAGCAAAGGAAAAAAATAATGCCATATTCAAAGTATTCCAAGAAACAAAAAAAATTAGCAGCCGTTGCACCACCAAGAAAGAAAATTACTAGAGCTGATCTTATGGCTCTAAAAAAGAAAAGAAAGAAAAAGAAGTAATGGCTAAACTTTGTGCAAAAGGTAAAGCTGCTGCTAAAAGAAAGTTTAAAGTTTATCCTAGTGCATACGCTAATATGTATGCTAGTGGTGTCTGCTCTGGTAAAATAAAACCAGGTGGTAAAAAGAAAAAAAAGAAATGACATCAAAAGGTTTAAGATATTGGGTCAAGCAAAAGTGGGTGGATATAGCAAACAAAAGACCAGATGGTTCATATCCTCCTTGTGGTCGTTCTAAAGGCGACAAAAGAAAAAACTACCCTAAATGTGTTCCTCTTGCAAAGGCTAGATCAATGAGCAAATCACAAAGAGCTTCAGCAGTAAGAAGAAAAAAAGTTGCTGAGTCTAAGCCAAGAAAAGGTCAGAAACCTCAATACGCAAGAACATAAGTTTGTGGCTATGAACATAGCCTGTGTAATCCTTTATGGATTATGGGTGGTAGGTGGGAAACAATTCAATTTATTTTACGAACCAGGTGATAAGCCAAAAGGATATATATATGTACTTACCACCCAGTTCTCACACAACAATAAACGATTTTTACATATCGTTATCTAATGTTTTCACAACAGGTGTAACGACCTGATCTTGTTGGACATTAGTAGAACCAACAAAATTCTGTAATTCTGGTTTTAATCCGTCAAAGAAATAAGATATAGGCACATCTAATCCATTTGCTAATTGCAATAATCTAAATGCACTTAGTCCATTTCTTCCATTCTCATATTTTTGTATTTGTTGAAATGTAACATTACAATACTTTCCAACTGTTTCTTGATTTAACTTCTTTAATAAACGAATATCTTTCAATCGTTTACCAAGCTGTTTATCTATGTCTGATCGTTTCATCGTTATCCTGTTCCTTTTATTTTAGCGAATAATCCCCTTTAAGTCTATTACAACTTTTAAGTTATTCCATTGTTCTATATCTTTAACTTGCTATAGAACCCTGAATATTCTCTAAAGCCTCAATTTTAGTACCAAGTCTATGTTGCTTATCTTGGAACTTTTGGAAAAGCTTCTTGTATTTCCATTGCTTACGCAAGTAATCATTACGCTTTTCCTTCATGTCTTGAAGCTTCTTTGGACATTCCATTATCCGCCTCTTCGTTTAGTTTAATATTAGCCTTGTTAAACTTTATGCTTTGTATCTCAACATCGCAGTTATCACTTGGCTTATCTTTCTTAGCAGCGTCTTCAACATTGCTAAAAAATTCTGTTATTCTAGCTTCAATGCTATAATAGAAATCTTTTTTTACTTTTCTATTTTCTAAACTCATTAGCCTTATATGTTATATTTATTTTCAAACTATTTACAAGTTTTAATTGTTTAGGATTTAACCTAATCTTTCTTCTACTTGAATCTGTTTCTTTATCAATGACACCAATTAACACTAAATCATTTACTATGGCATTGGCTCTTGACCTTGTAAAACCTAGATTTTTAGCAATCTCTGCAAAGGTAGGGGTATAATCATTGTCATTAAAATACTTCACAATAAACTTAAATACCTCTTGTTTTCTTTTACTAAAGTATATTTTATTCATCTTTGTCCTTCTCAAATAGTTTCGTTATGTTGTTGTCTTTGATTGCTTTCTCAGCATCTTCTATGTGTTTAAATAATTTTTTTTCAATCATTTTACTTTGAATTAAAAATTCTAATAATTTTTCTATATATTTTTTTGCTTTCTTAATATCCATAATAGTAGAACTTAAACCACCACCATGTTTTTCCCCTGACCTAAACAAATGTTTAGCAGCAGAACCTTTCAAATAGCCAACCACCTCTTGATCAGATAGTTGGCTAATGATTGCATCCCAAGTTTGGGTTTGCTTTTTATAATGTTTCGGATCGTCTGATTCCATAATTAAAACGGAATTGAATCCTTATCCTTCTTGTAAGGGTTTGAAATCTTAAAGTGAGGATTATCTTTTCCTGTTTGAGGATTTACTGCATTACCCCAAAATGATAAATCATATTTACCAGCAGGTATCGTAATATCTTCCTTTAATTCAAAACCATTCCAAGAATGAGTTGGTGATTTTTGTGAAGGAGTTTCATTCCTAAACACATTAAAGTAAATGGGTTTTTTTAAAGCCATTCATATCTCCTATTTATTAGCGTTTATTTTTTTTGTAACTTCTTCGTTTATGTGTTGTGCCTTCTGCTTGACATACTCAAAGGTACTTGGGTCAGAATCTTTTAAGTCCATAATTTTAAACTCTTGCATAAACTTTTGCTTTTGAGTTTCATAATTACCCATGTTCTTTGCATACTTAGCTGTTTCAGTTAAGTATTTTAAAAACTCATCTGCTACCGCTTTTGCGTTAGGATTGGGTTGGACATTGGTTTTAGGTTGAGCAAAGGGTTTAGCATTATATCCATCTTCCCCATCACTCTCACCAGTTTTTAAATGTAAAGCATTTAAGAACGCATATTTTTTTGAATATGACATGGCTTGACCAGTTGCAAACTTATCAAGTTTATTCACTGCTGACGTTCCTGAAATCGTAATAGATTGTTTAGGGTCATCAATTAAATATATGGTCATCTTACAAGTCACTAAAATATGTTGATCTTGTAAATCATTTTCATATTCTACTACCGGAAACAATCTGTTTTCCAATAATACTTTCATTGCTGTTTCTTGAACCTGTTCATGGCTCAAAGGGTTAAAGTGCATACCAGGTTTCTTTTTATCTTTACTGACAAAAGCTCCAGCAGCACTAGCTAGTTTTTCTAATATATCCTTCATCGGCAATAACTCTCCTTAACTTGTTGTTTTCCTATCGTTGTGTGAAACCAAATATAACTATATTGTGTTCCTTCTTTGGTACATTTTTTACCTAACTGTATTTTATATGTTTCTCTATCTTTAGATGCTGCACAACTAATCAAGACCAACATACAAAGTAGGCTTATTATCTTTTTCATTTTTCTCCTTTCGTTTTAATAAAAAATTTTCTACTTTAATCATGATTGCACCAATAATGCACATGATCACTGCAAACCAAAAATAAAATGTGCAAACAAACATGACAAAAAAGAATGTTTCCCAATCACTCATATATCTAACAACTTCTTTCTGATTTTTTCAAATTTGTCTGCTACAATCTTTTCTAAATTGGTTTCTAATTTTAATTCTATTTGTTGAATGACAATCATTCTTTCAAAGTAAGTCATGTCTGCACTTTCTCCTGCATGAAACTTTTCTAATATTTTATCTATTTTTACTTCAAACTCTGGTTCTAATTTATCTTCTTTACGATCATTCAGCATTTGCTCAACCATCGCTTTTTCTGCAAAAGTTAAATTGTTATTCATTGTTCCCCTTAAAACTTAATCTTAAATTTTCATGGCTCTTTCTCATCCAGGTATCTACTTCTTTTCTAAGCCTAGAGTTATCAGTCATTAATGATTTATTATCTTGTTTTAATACCTCAATACTTCTTTTTAACTTTAAAACCATTTCTGTTAAATGTTTATATTCCTCAGAATGAATGGTTGTTACATTGTTTTCATGATCTGCCATAAATGAAATACCCCCATAATAAATAATAATATTGATGCACCAAAATAAATCCAAAAATCTTTATCAAACATAAAGTTTCATAAGTCTTTCTATATATTCTGAGTTTACTCCTTTCCACCAAAAGTCATCTTTTCGTATTGATGAAAAATCTGTTTTAATAATACTTGCTAATTTTTTAACATCTCCATCTGCAAACTTTAATTTATTCTCCCATATTTTTTGATACAAAATCAATTCATCATAATACTTAATTAAATTATCTGGTCTAAGTTCTGGTGTATTGTCCTCATGAAAAGCCATAACCTCATCTTCTGTTGCATAAATTAAACAAGGTTTTAAATGTGGTAATGCTTTATTATACAATGCCATTGACATAATATCTTTTGTAAAAATTTTATCATCAATCTTTCTTTTAGATATTGCATATCCTGTTTTGTTTTTTCTAACTGTACCAAATAAATTTTTAAAATCATAAAAGTATTTTGAACCTTCCAAATCAATGAAACATCTAAAATATGTTCCAATCCTATCATCCCAAATTGTATATTCTGTTTCCGCTTTAAATGTTGAACCGCTATCTAGTTTTAAAACTTCACCTACAATATTTTTAATAATTTGTGGTGCTTGTTTCGCAATTAATTCAGCTTTAATTTGATCTTTATTTCGTTCCGTCATAATTTTTTACTTTTTCATTTAATACAGCCATGACCTCATCAATGGTTTTATGTTTGGTGAGCATATCTTGAGCTGCCTCATGAATTAATGTTCCCATAAAGAAACTAGCATTACTTGGTAAACCAGCTCTTTCTTTTGGAGTTAATACAATACGTTGAAAAAATCTAACATCATCAGGTAAACTGTTTTCTGATTTGCTAGTATTGGTTAAGCCAAACTTTGTGTAACATTCATCAATTTTTTTTAAATCGTTATCCATGATTCGTTTTACTATTACAATTTTGTGAACAATGCAAGACTCAAATATTTAATATTTATTTACATTGATTTAAAAGTGAATTTGGCTATAAGTGATTCGGTGATAACGATGAAGATACCTAAAGAAATTAAGATAAGAAATAGCATCATTTTGGTTTCAACTGTAAATCGTAAAGAAGCTGAAAGAGATAATTATCTTGGCATCTATGATACTAATGAAAATACTATTAAGATTAGTAAAGGAATTACAGATAAGAAATTATTGTGTGATGTTTTAATTCATGAAATTATTCATGCTATTTTAGATAAGGGTAATAAAAAGATAAGATCAGAAGAACCCACTGTAGATTTTATTGCAACGCAATTTGTTAAGGTATTAGATAAAAATAAAGAACTGATAGGATTTATAAAACGATGTCTGAAGTAATAAGATTAACACCATACGAAATATCATTAGCTGCTCAAGTGGGTTGCATGAGAGTTACTGAATCTTTAAGATTAAATCAATCTTGGGGTCATGGTTACAAAGAACCAGTTTATTTTCAATTTGCCAAATCTATTTCTGGTGCTTGTGCAGAATTTGCAGTGGCACAATATTTAAAAATACCTCCACAAATTCATGTCAATCATGGTGCTAAAGCTGACATCAAAGTGAATGGAACTGAGATACAGGTTAAATCACATTTGCATAAAGATGATAGACCACCTTTATTATACATTAGACAAAATGCTCAACCTGGTGAATTATTTTGTTTTGTAACTGACAAATCCCCTGAGTTTCATATACTTGGTTTTATTATGGCTAAAGATATTATTTTTGATGATAGCAGACTAACAGACTTTGGAAATAAAAGACCGCAAGTTTATCAATTAAAACTTAATGAGTTAAAACCATTAAATAAGATTGTATGAAAGTTTTAGATTTGTTTTCTGGTATTGGTGGTTTTAGTTTAGGTTTAGAATCTACCGGATATTTTGAAACAATAGCATTTTGTGAAAAAGATAAGTTTTGCCAAAAAGTATTACAAAAAAATTTTCCAAACATACCAATTGAAAGTGAGGTCAGAAATGTCAAAGGAGAAAAATATGCAGCAGAAGTTGTTACAGGAGGATTTCCTTGCCAACCCTTCAGTGTCGCAGGAAAACGAAAAGGAACAGAAGATGATCGTTACCTCTGGGATGAAACTATTAGAATTGTTGCCGAAACAAAACCGAAATGGTTCATTGGAGAAAATGTTGAAGGCATTATTAACATCCAAAACGGCATGGTACTCAGACAGGTGCAAAATGATTTGGAAGGAGAGGGTTTCCAAGTCCAATGTCTTGTTATTCCAGCTTCAGGCATCGGTGCTTGGCATCAAAGAAAAAGAACATGGATTATTGCCAACTCCAACACAGGACTCAGCATCAGAGAGAACGAAGAAATACAAACAAGGGGGAACACCATTACCGGTGGCAGTGAGAATGTTTCCAACTCCACAACTAGACGATGGCAAAAATGTAAATCCAAGTCCAAAGAGAAGAATGACATTAGCAAAATATGTGAAGATGTTTCCAACCCCAACTCCGACTTGCGAAAATGGAGGGGAACAAAGTTCAAGAGTAGAGATGACAAAGAATGGGGGTTTTATTCTGAGGAAGAAAAACAAGCCAGAGAACAAATTCGGAGCAAAACTTTCGGATGCGATGATATACTTGGAGAAGATGTATCATACACCAACAACAAACGATGCAAAGAATCTAACATTTCCAGAAAGCCAAAGGAATCGTTCGTCAATAATAGGAGATATGATGAAGAACAACAAACCTGGTGGCAAACTCAATCCGAATTTTGTGGAGTTCCTAATGGGATATCCTATGAATTGGACAAAGGTAGAACCAACAGAATAAAAGCTCTTGGTAATTCTATTGTTCCTCAAATTGCAAGACAATTAGGATTAGCTATAATAG